CGGCGATTTAGTTCCCGCTGACACAGGCCAAAAGACGTTGTTGGGTGGATAATGGCTGACCAAAAGGCTAAAGACATAAAAGACTTGCGCGACCGCGAGAAGACGAAACAGGCGAACTTCCGGTCCCTCTGGCAGGACATCTCGGACATGATGTGCCCGTTCATGTATCCCATCACGGGCAGTCAATCGCCGGGTGCGGAACTGATGACGCAGATTTTCGATCATACGGCGATGGAGGAGTCGGAGAATATGGCGTCGGGACTGTCGAACAACCTGATGCCCGCCGGCCAGCAGTTCTTCTCCATCAGCGCTGCCGACAGGCGCCTGCACCAGTCGCAAACGGTGCGACGATACTTTTCTGAACTGACGGAAATCACCCACCAGGAACTTGCCAACAGCAATTTCCTGTCCCAGGTCGATATGACTTTGCAGATGTGGCTGACCTTCGGAATCAGTTGCCTGTACTCCGAATGGACGAAGAAAACCGGGCTGAACTTCCGGGACTATGGAATTGGGATGTGGCAGTGCCTTGAGAACTCCAAAGGCCTTATCGACACCCTGATAATGACCGTCCCGATGACTGCCCGGCAGTGTGTTCAGGACTGGGGTCTTGAGAACGTGGGCGAGAGTATCGTCAAGGCTTACGAGAAGGGCGAGACACGAAACGACATTTTCAACATCATTCACCTTACGCGCCCTCGAGCGGAACGTGACGAGAGAATGATAGACGCCAAGAATATGGCGTTTGAATCAGTCTATGTCAGCGAGAAGGACGACCACACGATAGAGGAGGGCGGGTACGAGGAGTTCCCATTCGCCGTACCGCGTTACCGAATCATCTTCGGCGAGGTCTATGGCCGGGGTCAGGGTTCGATAGCGCTGCGAGCAGCTCGAACACTTAATCGGGCCGTGAAAGACTTCGACGAGGCCGGGAATAAGTGGGTGAACCCGCCCCTCGAAGTCCTCGATACCTTCGACGGCGACGTTGATGTTAGCCCGGGGGCCCAGAACTGGGTGACGCAGTTGAACTCAATCCATGCGATAGATCGCGGCGCGATCGGGGCCTTCCCGATAGGCAAGGACTGGATAGAGTACCGGACGCAAAGAATCCAGGAGATATTCTTCAAGAACGTCTTCGAGCAACTTGCGATGCTGACGGGGGACCGCAGAACGACCGTGGAGATTATCGAGCGTCTCAAAGAGGGGATGAAGAAGATGAGTAAGCCGATAGGTCGGCTGTTCGTCGAATGTTACGACCCCACGATTACGCGGTCCGTTTTATCCCTGGTTCGTAATGGGGCCGCGCCGCCGCCCCCGCCCGAACTGCAAGGTCAAGGATTCAAGATCGAATACATCGGCCCCCTTGCTCTCGCCCTGCGCGACCAACAGAGCAAGGGTCTGCAATACTGGATAGCGGCGCTAGGACAGATGGAACCGATATTCCCCGGTGTGAAGGACAATGTTGACCACGACAAGGCGGCAAGGGACCTCGGCGAATCACTCGGAGTCAAGACCGACCATATCCGCCCGATCCGCGACCGGGACGCGATTCGGCAAATGAGACAAGAAGCACAACAGGCCCAGTTGCAGATGGCGATGCTCGAACAGGCGGCAAAGGGATACAAAGATACTACATCGGCTGCGGAAAAAGGCAGTCCCGCCGAACAGGTGCAGTCGGCGATGCAGGGGGCGGTGTAATATGCCTCTCACGGAAAAAGGCAATAAGATAATGGGAGCAATGAAGAAGCAATACGGGTCCAAAAAGGGCGAACAGGTCTTCTACGCATCCGCAAACAAAGGGACGATAACGGGGGTGCATCCGAACAAGAAGAAATACGTCAAGGCCCTGAAACGAAAGAGGAGAAAGAAAAGTGCTTAAACGCAATCGACAACTCATTACCGACTTTCACCTCACGTTCAATAGCGAATACGGCAAGAGGGTGCTTGCCGACCTGCGGTTGAAATGCCCGGCATTTCTTCTGTCGGCGCTCCAGACGAATCCTAAACTTGATACGAATACCGAAATGTACCAGGCCGGACAGAGGAGTGTGGTTCTGTACGTCTACAAAATGTTGAACGCCAACCCCTACGAAGAGAAATCGTCTCAGGCCATAAATGAAGGAACCGTATGAATTGTGGACAATGCAAATACTACCTCGAAGGGACCTGTTACCGATTCCCTCCCTATGGCGGCAAGAGCAGGTCGCGTGTGAGCAAAGACGAAGTTCCCTGCGGAGAATTTCACGGCAAAAGGCCGGGATACGTCCGCGCCGACCATATACCAAAACCGAAAGAGCAAACAGTCGCGGCCCCGACCTCGAAGATTGAGACCGCTGTAACAAAAACCTCAAGCACAACTACAGGTACAGGAGAGTAACAATGCCAGAACCAGAAGGAACACCAGCAGTAGCAATCGTCGATTCGACCGGGAAATTCAGTGAGAAATGGCGGGAATCCCTGCCCGAAGATATTCGCGGTGAAGAGTCCTTGAAGGTCGTGACTGACTTTCCGGGCCTTGTCCGGCAGCATATCAACGCGCAGAAGATGGTCGGCAAGGACAAAGTGGTCCTTCCCGGCCCCAACGCCACCGATGCCGAGAAGGACGTCTTCTTTACGGCTATCGGCAGGCCGAAAACCGCCGGCGATTACAAGGTCGAGATTCCCAAAGAGTTGAAGGACGTATTCGACTCCGCCAGGCTCGAAAAGGCCAGGGCAATCGCACATAAACTCGGCGTGACGCAGGCGCAATTCGAGGGGTATATGAAGGCGGAGGGCGAGGCGGCGATGGAATTATTGGCCGGCCAGGATACGGTTGATGAGACCGCCAAACTCAACGCCGACCAGGAATTGAGAACACGATTCGGCGGCGCCTACGATGAACGGATGCACATTGCTAACCGGCTTGTAAGCGAAATCTGCCCGGAGCCGTCGAAGCAATTCAACCTTCTGCAGAAGTTCGGTAACGACCCGGACTTCATCGAGTTCGTCTCCGACGCCGGGGCCAAACTCGTCGAGCATAAGGGACTCATCGCGGAATTGACGATGCTAACTCCGAGAGAAAACGAAAAGAAGATGGATGCCTTGCGCGCGACACCCGGATTCCTGATGGTCGATCCGGCAACGGGCAAGTTTCTCCACGACACCGACCCGGCAAGGCACAAGGGCATTATTGCTGAAATTGACAGGCTTGTAAAAGAGACCTATCCCGAAACGCGCCCTGCGCGCCGCGGGACATAGGCGGCGGGCAGCCGAAATGCCCCGTCCGTCGCTGCTGTCAGAGGCGGCTGGGGGCTGAAAGGTCCGTAGTCCATCAGACTTAAAATGAAGATACGATCTCGACGGTCGAGGCAGTCCTATCGCGGAAATCCAACTTAAACATGAGGTACTATCATGGATAGCACGATAGAAGTAGCCTTTACTAAGAAGTACAGTCCACAACTGTATATGCTCTGTCAGCAGAGAACGTCTCGGTTTGCGTCAAAGGTTCGACGCGAGACCGTCTCCGGCGCGACAGAGGCTTACTTCGACCGGTTGGGAACGGTGGACCCCGAGGAGATTACGACTCGGCATCCCGCCACCCCAATCAACGAGATACCCAACTCAAGGCGGCGTGTCAGTTTGACTTCAATGCACGTCAATACCCCGTTGGACCACCTGGACAAGCTCCAGATGATGATTGATCCCCAGAACGCCTACGGCATGGTGCAGGCTTATGGACTCGGTCGCCAAATGGATGACCGGATCATTGCGGCTGCACTGGGCAATGCGTCTGCCGGTGTTGACGGCACGGCGACGGTTGCGTTCAAGGACGATTCAATCAGTATCAACGGCGGCGGCACGGCGACTACGCTGGGCACTCTCGCGTCGGTCGGTACGGTAGTGGATATTACGCTTGAGAAGGTGCTTCTGATGATGCAGATTTTCAACCAGGAAGAATGCGATCCCGATATTCCAAAACATTGGGCTATCAATCCTAAGACTCAGGCCGATTTGCTTGCCCTCACTCAGGTCGGAAGTTTCGACTACGCCACCGTTAAGGTGTTGGCTGAAGGCAAAATAAGCACTTGGCATGGGTTCAACTGGTTCATCTCGAATCGCATCACGAAAGACGCCGCCACATCTACGGCCTACCGGGATTTCGCCTGGGCGCAGGATGGGATTATCTTCGGACAATGGGAAGATATTTTCAACCGCGTCGATGAGCGAGCAGACCAGAGTTATATGATTCAGGTCTATTCCCGAATGACCAACGGTGCGGTGCGTCTCGACGGGGCTAAAGTCCATGAATGTCTCAATAAGGTTGCTTGGTAAAGGAGATTTACAATGGGTTTAGAATCACCTTCTCTACTGACTGAGCCGATTTATCCCAA